GGTAAATGGTTTACAGACGATGAAGGCTCAGTTTTAAATATACCGTCTGATCGTGGAGATCTTACAAAAATTGCAGAGTTAAAAAAGGCTGCAATTCACTACGGAGATGATGGACTTGGCAAGGCTGTGTTTGTTCCAGGGTTAACTCAGGTTAGTGAAGAAGAGTATTCAGAACAAAAAGCAAGATTAAAAGAAGGTTTAATTCCTTCAATGAATGATTTAGGTGCTTGGCATGCAGCACAACAAACATTAGACAAATATGGAAAGAGCGCTATTGATGAGTGATCAAGAAGAATATGTTCGTGTAGGATTAAATACTCAAGATAAAGAAGATAATCCATTTAAGCATCAAGATCCTTTTAATAAAAATTGGGATGATTTAAAAGATTATGCTGGGTTAGATCAAAATTTTCGTCGTAGAACAACTCGCAATTTATCAAAATACATTAGTCCAGAAACAAATCAAGCCTATCTAAATGCAGCAAACGTAACTCCTTCGGGAGTAGATGCAAGTTCAAAGCAAATTAATCCTGGCACGGTATACAGAAATGGTTACGGACTATTTGATGTAATCACTCCTCCATACAACATGTATGAATTGGCTAACTTTTATGACACATCATTTGCTAATCATGCTGCTATTGATGCTAAGGTAGAAAACGTTGTGGGCCTTGGATACCGATTTGACATTTCAGATAGAACAATGTTAAGGTTTGAAATGAATGAAGATCAAGCAGCCGTAGATCGTGCTCGCAATCGTATTGAAAGAGCAAAAATTCAACTACGTGACTGGCTAGAGGGTTTAAATGATGATGATAGTTTTACAAAAACTATGGAAAAAGTTTATACAGATCTTCAAGCAACTGGTAATGGATTTATTGAAGTAGGCAGAACTGTCGCTGGAGACATTGGATATGTTGGACATATTCCAGCAACTACTGTTCGTGTACGTCGTTTACGTGATGGCTTTATTCAAATTATTGGTCAAAAAGTAGTTTATTTTAGAAACTTTGGTGCAAAAAATGCAAATCCTATGGGCACAGATCCAAGACCAAATGAAATTATTCATCTTAAAGAATATTCTCCTCTAAATACATTTTATGGTATTCCAGATATTGTTGCAGCAATGCCATCTTTAATTGGAGACCAATTAGCATCTCAATACAATATTGATTACTTTGAAAATAAAGCAGTTCCAAGATACGTAGTAACTTTAAAAGGTGCAAAACTATCAGGTGACGCTGAAGACAAGATGTTTAGATTTTTACAGACTGGACTTAAGGCTCAGTCACACAGAACACTTTATATCCCACTTCCTGGAGACAGTGATGGTAATAAGGTTGAGTTTAAGATGGAGCCAATTGAAAACGGAATTCAAGATGGATCATTTAAAGAGTATCGTAAGCAAAACCGTGATGATATTCTAATTGCCCACCAAGTTCCTATCTCAAAATTAGGTGGTGCAGATTCTGCAGGCACAGCAGCAGCGATTTCTCAAGATCGCACATTTAAAGAACAGGTATCTCGTCCAGCACAAAGACATTTAGAAAAAATTGTAAATAAAATTATTAGAGAAAAAACAGACATTCTTGAACTTAGATTTAATGAATTAACATTAACCGATGAAATTGCACAGTCTCAAATTCTTGAGAGATATGTAAAGACTCAAGTGATGACTCCAAACGAGGCTCGTGAAAAGTTAGATCTTCCACAAAGAGCCGATGGCGATGAACCATTTGTAATGTCTCCACGTCAAGCAACTGACTCAAGGGCAAACTTGGCAGGGAATCGTCAAAGAGATGCAGAAAGAACAAATAACAATTCTGATTCAACAACTACTATTTCTGGACGCAATCCACAGGGTGAAGGTAGATCGTCTCAATAGTTGAGAAAACTATATAAAGCGGTGCTATAATTATAACGTTATGTTAATAAACAAGGCTCATTGGGAAACTAAAGGTGACAATGTTCGCCTATCAATGCCCATTGGAAAAATAGACGTTGAACGCCGCATGGTGTCTGGTTTTGCTACACTTGACAATGTTGATCGTCAAGGTGATATCGTAACCACAGAATCTAGTATAGAGGCTTTTAAGAATTTTCGTGGCAATCTTCGTGAAATGCACCAGCCAAGCGCTGTAGGAAAAATTGTTTCTTTTAAAGAAGATAAGTATTTTGATCCAAATGATAAAAAATTTTATAGTGGAGTATATGTATCTGCCTATGTTTCTAAAGGTGCACAAGATGCTTGGGAAAAAGTATTAGATGGCACATACACTGGCTTTTCAATTGGTGGAAATATTAAAACTTGGGATGATGCTTACGATGAAAAAATTGATAAAACAATTCGTGTAATTAAGACTTATGAACTACACGAACTGTCACTTGTAGATAACCCAGCAAATCAATTTGCAAATATTGTGTCCATTGAAAAAGTTAATGGTCAAAATGTAGTTAGTGGATATCTTTCAAAGGCAGAAATTGAAAATGTATTTTGGGATTCAGAAAATGGTATTGTTATGGTCTCAGATTCTGACTCAGTAACAAGTCCAGTAACTGGAAGTAAAATGCAAAATATTGGTTTTATAGAAAAGAATGATAAAGATAATGCAGAAATGATAAAATTCTTAGTTGATAGTGCTAAAGGCATTAATACAATTAAGATTACTAAGGAGGTAAATCCAATGACAGAATCAACAAACGCAGTTGTAGAAACTGCAGTTGAAAATGCAGAGGTTGCTCCAAAGGCACAGCCAGCAGAGGTAGTAGCAGAAGCAACAGAAATTGTTGCAGAAGCAGAAAAAATTGTTGCAGAAGCAACACAAGCCCCTGCAATCACTGAGGTAGCACCAGCAGTTGAAGAACTTGCTATTGCTAAATCAGATGATGCTAGTGCAGATTCTTCTGTTGAAAAATCAACAGTTGAAGTAGAGAATGCAGTGGAAAAATCTATTGCAGATGTTAAAGAAGAAGTTGCTAAGGCAGTTTCAGAAATTAATACTTCTCTTACTAATGCCTTTGGCGATCTTGCTGCAACTATCAAATCTCTTAATGAGAAGGTAACAGCAGTAACAAAATCTCTTGATACAGTAACAGCAGATGTTAATGGTATTAAGAGCAACTTTAACGAGTTTGGCAAGCGAGTAGATCTTGTAGAACAAGACACCGCTTTCCGCAAGTCTGGCGATCTAGGCGAGATCGTACAGGAATCACCACAAGTGGTTCAAAAATCCCTATGGGGCGGTCGTTTCCTCACAAATACCGACCTATTTAACTAAGGTATATATCACTAGGAGGTGAACAATATGTCGGAACAAAATACAAATATAGAAAAAAACTATCCAGGTTCAGGTGGCTCAGGAGCAGAAATTAACTCCCAAGGCTCATTAGTATCTGGTGGTGTTGGTGGTGCAACAGGACGTAATGCTGACGGTAACGTAAGTCCAGCAACAGCGCTTGGTAACACAGCAACAGCAGCATTTGGTTCTACAACAGGAGCAAATGCCGTAAATCCTACAGGAGTCTCTGGTGGTATTCTAGCACCTGAGCAAGCACGTCGTTTTATTGACTACGTGTGGGATGCAACTGTTCTCGCCAAAGATGGCCGTAAGGTCACTATGCGAGCAAATACAATGGAAATTGAGAAGGTTAACGTTGGAGAGCGTGTTATCCGTGCAGCAGCACAGGGTGCACCAGACTACACAAACGTTGGCGCAACATTTTCTAAGGTAGAACTCACAACTAAAAAGATTCGTCTTGACTGGGAAGTTTCTACAGAATCACTAGAAGACAATATTGAAGGTGCAGCACTTGAAGATCATCTAGTTCGCTTGATGACAAATGCTTTCGCTAACGACATTGAAGATCTTGCGATTAATGGAACTGGCTCTGGCGCAGACGCATTCCTTTCAATTATGCCTGGCTTCGTTGCTCAGGTAAATCAAGTTGCAGCAAATGATGCTCACGAAGCAGCAGTTACTGTAGCAAATAACGAGTGGACAACTGCAGCAATGCAGAGCATCATTTTGGCAATGCCACGTAAGTATCGTGCTATCAAGTCTAACTTGAAGTTCTATGCTGGTACAGACGCATTCCAGGGTATCGTTAAGAATAACGGTACACTCGCAGACGCAGTAGCAGAAGCATTTGCTACTCGCACAGCAGGAACACCAGCAAACCGTCAAGATTACCTTGATGGAAATGCACAAACACTTGGCAACTCACGCACAACTCGTGTACTAGGTGTAGACGTTCTTGAAGTTCCTTACTACCCTGCAGGTTATGT